AACCAACCATGCCGAATATTGAGTATGTGCTGCAGTCCTATGACACAGCTTTTTCTACAAAAGAGAAAACATCATATTCTGCCAGAACCACTTGGGGAGTTTTTAGACTGAATGGACAAGTGAATGTTATTGTTCTTGAGATGTGGTATGACAGAGTTACATATCCCCAACTTCGTAAACTTGCACAAGAAGCATATTATGATTATGAACCAGACGCAGTGATGATAGAAAAGAAGGCATCTGGCCAATCTCTGTTGCAAGATTTACGCATGGCAGGTATTCCAGTTCTTGAGTATATGCCTGATAGAGACAAAGAAGCACGAGCACATGCAAGCAGTGCATTATTGGAAGATGGAAGAATTTACTTTCCTGCAGACAAAAAATGGAGTAAAAATTTAATAGACATATGTGCAACTTTCCCTGCTGGTGAAAATGATGACATAGTTGATACATGCACACAAGCATGGTTGAGATTGCGTAAAGGTTGGTTTATCACTCACACGTCTGACTATGATGAGGAGGATGATGATCCAAAACAGAGGAGAATAACTATTTATGGCTAGACAACCAAATGTGGTTCCATTCGCAGATGGCAAACCAGCAGACAACTTAGAAGTCGAAGATATAGGCAATGATGAGGTGCTAGTCGGAGATCCTGCACTTGATTCCATAGCAGAAGAAGATTCAACCTTTGATAATAACATTGCTGAAGAAATAGATGAAAATGATTTAAATAAAAAGGCACAAGACTTAATTGGCTATTTTGATTCCGACAAAGAGTCAAGATCTGATTGGGAAGAAAGATATAAGCAAGGATTAGAAACACTTGAACCAGATGGTGGCATGGTTGAGGAAGAAGAACAGAGAGCCACAAGAGGTTTGTCCACAGTCGTTCATCCTATGATTGCTGAGGCAGCAACACAATTTAATGCAAGAGCGATTGCAGAACTTTATCCATCTGGTGGTCCAGTAAAAACAATTGTTGTAGGTGAGCCAAGCGAAGAAACAGAAGACCAAGCACGCAGAGTTCGTGATTTTATGAATTACCAGATCACACAACAGATGCCAGAGTATTATGATGATTTGGATTCAATGCTTTTTCAATTACCTTTAATTGGTCATGCTTTTAAAAAGGTTTGGTGGGATTCAAATTTAAATAGGCAGTGCGCACAGTTCGTAAAAGCAGAAGATTTTATTGTCGCACCAGAGAGCAAAGATCTTTATACATCACCAAGATATACTCATATAATCAGAATACCAAGAAATGATTTTAACAGATATGTTGAGAGTGGTTTTTATTTACCAGTTAAATATGTTGGGTCAGATACAGATCCATCTTCTGACATAGGACAGCAGATTGAAGGTGTTGATGGTTATGAAGATTCAGAATCCAATCCCATGGTCACTCTTTTAGAAATGCATGTTTATGATATCTTTGATGGCATTGATGGAATGACAAGTGATGAAGAGAACCAAGTCATGTTACCATATGTTGTTACAATAGATTATGATTCTCAAGCAATTGTTTCCATCAGAAGAAACTGGGAAGAAGAGGATGAAGAAAAAAAGCGAAGAGATTGGTTTGTTTCATATAGGTTTCTTCCTGGAACTGGATTTTATGGTTTTGGTCTTTTCCATCTTATTGGTGGACTTGGTAAAGCTGCAACAGGTGCTTTGAGAGCATTATTAGACTCTGCTGCATTCGCAAATATGCAAGGTGGTTTTAAGTTAAAAGGCAGAGTAACTGGTGGTGAGATGCAAATCAATCCAGGAGAGTTTGCAGATCTAGACGCAACAGTTGATGACGTAAACAAGGCAATCATGCCACTGCCATTTAAAGAACCATCAGGCACATTATTTAATTTGATGAATGCTATTGTGCAAGCTGGGCAGAGATTTGCAGCAACTGCAGATCTAAATGTTGGCGATGTAAATCCTAATGCACCTGTCGGATCAACCATTGCATTAATAGAACAAGGCAGTAAATCATTTTCAGCAATACACAAAAGACTGCACAATGCTCAAGGACAAGAGTTTAAATTACTAGCCAAGCTGAATGCGAAGTATTTACCAGAAGAATTAAATTTTGCTATGTCAGGTGTCAGTTCTATGATTATGGCAAAAGACTTTGATGGCAGGATTGATGTTATACCTGTCAGCGATCCAAACATTTTTAGCACAGCACAAAGGATCGCTCAAGCACAAGCCATATTACAAATGGCAACTTCAGCACCTCAACTGCATGATGTTTATGAAGCATACAGAAGAATGTATGAAGCAATCAGAATACCTAACATTGATGAGATATTAGAAAAACCTGCTGAGGCACCACGCATGGATCCGATCGATGAGAACATGTCAATTATGTATGGCAAGCCAATAAGAGCATTTCCAGAACAAGACCATGACAGCCACATCGCTGTCCACATGCAGTTTTTACAAGATCCATCGCTTGGTGGCAATCCTTCAGCAAGAGGTTTGCAACCAGTCTTGATAGCACACGTTGCAGAGCATATTGCTCTATTATATAGAACAAGAATGGAATCAGCTATTGGTATGCCAATGCCAGACTTACCAGATTTCAAAGATCCTAAATTTAAATTTAATGATGTGGATCCAAGAACAGATTCTATGATAAGTCAGAGGGCAGCACAAGTCGTACAACAAGCACCTGTCATGCAACAAATAAGAGGATTACCACAGCAACAACCGAATCCTTTACAGTATGCACAACAACTTGCACAACTTGAAGCAGATGCACTCAAAGCAAGAACTGCAGCACAGATACAAACTGACCAAGCAAAAGCAGCACAAGATTTACAGATAAAAGATGCTCAAGCAAGACAGAAACTTGCTGCAGACCAAGCAAAGATACAACAAGACCTTGAAGGCAAGATAAAAAAATTAGAACTTGATCTTGCAATAGAAAGAAGAAAGAATATAGAAAAAGGCATGTTATAATGGCACCAAGAAAAAGAGGACCACTTTCTCAACAACAGTTTAATCAGTTAACGTCTAACCTTTTAGATTTAAATACTGGTTCTGTTGGCTTGCCATTTACAGATACAAAAATAAATATACCAACTGCAGCACCTTTAGGAATGCTTCCTGGAATGGGCGATGCTCTTTTATTTGGGACTATGGTCGGAAGAACTCAAGCAGAAAATATAGCGAATAGATTAGCAGGCAATGAACCATTAGGACTTATGGAATCAATGAAGAGAGCAGGCACAGGTAAAGGTGCTCTTGCTAATCTGCGTCAAGAGGTTGTTGACTATCAAAAAAGTAAAGGTGTTGCAAATCCAAATAATGTAACTAAAACAGCATTGACAGATTTCTTCGCAAACAGTCCTAAATATGCATCTTTAGATGTTGCACCATCAAGTATAGGTGGAAAGACTCAACCATTCTCAACAAGATCTGGTTTTAAATCATCTGGTTTTGCAGGTAATTATCAAGCAGATAGTCCATTTAATATTGCTGGTGAAAAAGGTGAACCAATGACGTATGAACAAGCAATTTTATCAGGCAGGTTTGATGATGACATAAAAACAACAGGTGAGTTTGCCTCAGATAGAATTCCTCAAACAAATATTAGGAATTACGATCCAAAGAAAGGTGTTTTTGATCCAGCATTTAGTCGTGCAGTTACACTTGAGAACAGAGGTGAGAAATCAGATCCAGATCCAGGAGATGACAAATCAATAATTTGTACAGAGATGTATCGTCAGACAGGTTTGGATGATTGGTCAAGAGCAATGAAAGTTTGGTACATTTATCAGAAAAAATATTTAACACCACTGCATCAAGAAGGTTATCACTTTTTATTTAGACCTTTCGTTAATGGCATGAAGAAAAGTAAAATCATAACAGCGATTGGCAACCATTTAGCAAGAAGAAGAACCAATCACATTAAACATATTTTATTTAAAAAGAAACCAGATTATCTTGGCATGATTTATATGAAAATAGCAGAACCATTAGTTTATGCTGTCGGCAAGATTAGGAGACACTTGAATGATTAAAGATTTTATAATAAAGTATATGAAAGAATTTGTTGATAAAATAATTTTTATCAGAGATTATATTAAATCAAAGTTCAAAGGAGACAAGAATGGCAGAAGTAAAAATAGGAAACTTCGAAGAAAACGCAAAACTCTTTGAAGAGAAGATGGGTTTCCCTCATGACTCTGAAGGATTAGAGCTAACAGAGGAACAGCTGACAAACTTTCTTTTACTTTGCATGCAAGAAATGATTATGCCTGAAGAAGAAGAGCATGAAGAAGAAATGGATGGCGATGTAAAAGTTAAAATTATGAAAGTTGACAGTGGTGACATGAGAGGTATGATGGACGAGATACTTGGTCATGGTTCACCAAAGGTGATGTGATGCCTTTTAGTAAATACTCACCAAAGCAGAAGAAGTTGGCAAGAGTAGCAAAGCCAAGAAACAAAATAACTGGTGCTGACTTAAAAGCATTGGCGAAGAAAAAGAAAAAAGGGAGAAAGAAAAATGCCAGGACATAAAGATAAAGGAGCAATGTCTGATAGAGAAGACACTCTAAAACCAGCAATGCAGATGGGCATGCAAGAAGGAATGCAAATGCAAGAAAATGCTTTTAATCCTATGCCGACCACATCTCAGGAAGAGATTTTTAAAATGAATCCAGGAATGCAAGAAGAGATGGAAAATTTTTTTAAAATGAGTGTCGCAAGAAAAAGAGCAGATCTTGCATTTTTAGGCATCGATGATTCTATGATGTCAGACACAGAAGTAAACAACTACATCATTCCACCAGAGTTACAAGACCTTTTGAATCAGCAACCACCTCCACCAGAGATGAGAGAGGAAAGTTATAAAACAGACAGGCTCTTAACAGAGGGATTAGATGAAATGACTCCAGGAATGACAGACACATTAGATCCAAATATGATGGGTGCTCTAGGTACATTTGAGGCAGGAAAATGAGTATGCTTGGCAGAGGATTAAGGACTGCTCTGGGTGCTATCAATAGACCCATGCCAACAAAAAAAGCAGGCAGAGGTACTGAGGTCGAGTCTAAAGAACTTTTTGATAAAGATGCAGATAATGTTTTAAGATCTGGCATAGAAAATTTATCTAAAAAAGATTTTTATGATAATCCTGATTTTGATGATTTTATTAAAAAATCTTCAGCAGGTGGAGAAATACAACTAGAGGAACTTCTTGATTTAGTTCCTAACAATGAAGTTGCTGATTCAATAATTACTAAACTTATTGATAAAGATGGTGCATTTCAATTAAGCATAGGTGAAGTGAAAGATCTTGCACAAGTTTATCAAAAGAGCGATGTTCTTAATCAGAGAATCATGGGAGAACTTATGACAGGTTTTCTTTCTAATGATAAAGCTATGGGTGCATTGGGAGGTCTATCAGAATAATGGCTGGTCGTCCTGGATTATATGCTAACATTCATGCAAAAAGAAAACGAATAAAAGCTGGATCCAAAGAGAAGATGAGAAAAAGAGGAACAAAAGGATCGCCATCAAAGAAAGATTTTAGGAGGGCAGAAAAAAGTGCCAGGAAAAAGAAAGTTTAAAAAAGTTCCAAAGACCAAAAAAGGTGTGCCAAAGAAGTATGTGGCAGGTGCTAAGAATCCAAAAGCAAGAGAACGAGAGATAAAAAGGACTGCCAAGCTATATAAAGAAGGCAAGTTAACAAAAGCAATGATGCAAAAAATTAGTAAGCAAAGGAGCAAAGGTTAATGGCAGCAACAACTAAGAAAAAGAGTAAGACCAAAAAAGACATGGGTCGATATTCCTCCATTCCAGGAGCGAGTAGATTCAGCAAGTCAACATTAGATAAAGTTTACAAAAGAGGTCAAGGTGCATTCTTTAGTTCTGGCTCAAGACCAAAAACTTCACAACACTCTTGGGCAATGGGTCGTGTAAAAAGTTTTGTCAGTGGTAAAGGTGGTGCCAGAAAAGCAGATTCAGATCTTTTAGGTAAAAAGAAGAAAACAAAAAAGAAAGGTTAATTATGGCAAAAAAAGCAGTTGAAGCACCAAAAGGTTTTCATTGGATGAAATCTGGTGCAGGTTTTAAACTTATGAAAGGTGATTATAAACCACACAAAGGTGCAGTAAGAAAAGCATCATTTGAAATACAAAAGGTTCACACACCTGCTCAAAAGAAAAAATAATGGCAGAATATCGTGGCAGGAAGGTCACACTTAATAAACCAAGACGCATTGGTAAAGGTGAACCATCTTATGGCAAAAAGAAGTCTGTCGTTTATGTTATGGATGGTGGTAAAGTGAAAAAAGTTACTTTTGGAGATCCTAACATGAAAATAAAAAAGAATCAGCCAAAACGCAGGAGTAATTTTAGATCAAGGCACAATTGTGATAATCCTGGACCAAAGACAAAGGCAAGATATTGGTCTTGCAAGGCATGGTGATATGAGTCAAGAACTTCAAGTTGATATATTAAGACCATTTGGACCACGAATACTTCGTGCAAAAATGCCAATGGATTTTGTAAATGCTTTAAATGAGCAATGTGATAAAATATTGCAAGATGATAATAAAAGAAAAGAACTAGATGAATCAGCAGAGTTGGTTGGTCATGTTGCAGAAGAACTAAGGTGTGATATGAACGCACCAGAGATGAATCCTTTTGGTAAATTTCTTGGCAATCTTACAAGAGGTTTGCACGATGAGTTTATGAAAGAAAAAGGAACAAGAGGGAATGATGCAATACCACAGCAGATAATCATTCACAGTTCTTGGTTTGTAAGATCTTTTGAATCAGATTATAATCCAACTCATATTCACACCAATGGTACATTTTCCTGTGTGGCATATTTAAAAGTGCCAGAGGGAATAAGTGAAAAGAACACAAGAAACACCAAAGAAAAATACGCAACAGAAGGATATATTGATTTTATTTATGGTTCAAGTTCTATTGTTACTCCAGGAAATTTATGTTGCATGCCTGTCGTTGGAGATCTTTTTATATTCCCATCACATTTATTTCATACAGTTTATCCATTCTTTGGTGAAGGTGAAAGAAGATCTTTTTCAGCAAATATAAGTTTAACTTCGGAGCAGAATAATGGCAGTTAAAAAAGTTGCGAATGCAGAGATAAGAGCAGCAAAAAAATTTTTGAAATCTAAAAAAATATCTACAGACGAATTAAGTCCAAAGAAGTTTGCGAAGTTAGCAAAAACATTAGACAAAGGATTTAAGGAAACATTACAGATCCTGGCCAGAGAACTCAGTGGTGGCCAAGTGTAATGGCTGAACTAAGACCATACAATCCATCTCTTAGAGAGAAAACAAAACAGACTATTGCTGGTGCATTATCGAATCTTGGCATGGATAATTATAGAGCACAAAAGACTGCTCGAGGTTTTACAGGTTCAACAAGACCAGATCTTAACATGGCAGAAGCATCTGGTGTTTTAGAATTTACACCTGTTGGACTTGCTTTTGGTTTAGATGAATCTTATCGAGGACTGCAATCAGCACAAACACCTCTTGATTATGCTATTGAAGGCACGATTGGTACAGTTACTCTTGGCGAATCAATAGCCAAAGCATTACCATTTACAGCACAAACAATTAAATTTTTAAGAAGTTTAAAATCTAAGAATAAAAGTATAGCAGATGAGATAGTCGATGAGCAAAAGAGAAAGACATTAAAAACTATGGGCAAAGGTGCATTGGCAACTGTTGCAGCAGAGCCATTAATTGGTTCTTTAGGTAATGTGCCAAAGGCAAAAGTCGCCAAAGAGATACCATTTACAACTGTAAAAAAGATTGAT